AACTCACTACATATAATGCGTTGGATTCTTTCGATAGTTCTAGCGAAGCGAAAATCTTGTGATGCTAATGTAGCTTTGCCTGAGATATCTTCTTCAAATCCTAAGAAGGCTTTTGGTATTTTAAGACCTCCCAACAAACGAGCTTTCAAATACTCAATGTCAGGAATACTATCGTACTGTATACCTGCTAATGGTTCTACTGAAGTTGCGCTATCTCCACCACGAACTGGAAAGTAGAAGTCTTCAAGTAGGTTCATCATGTTGTACTTCAGGTTATATTGTCCAGTATCAGGATCCACAAATGGAATCTTTTTGATACGGCTAATCATTCCTTCCATGTAAGCATCTACTTCGTTTGGTGGAATGTTTCCAATATCGATTTTAAACACACGCTTGTCCGGAGCACGCATGATTCGGTGAATCAACATCGCATCTTCCATTAAGGTAATCTGTTTCCAAACTTTACGTACTGGTTCAATAATGGAGCGACCGTATGGTAGGAAGTTTGTATCTGTTAGGAGACGAAAGTGTGCAATCTCCCAGTTTTCAAATTCTTCTGTTTGCGTATTAACTACGTGTGATCTTGCAGCTAATGCTGAGAAGTCTCTTTTAAATCGTACTCGTGATGGGTTTTCTGGATCGAATTCTTCTTCGCGGATCATTTCGTAAGCTGCAATTGGTTCGACACCAATAACACCATACTTCTCTGCTACATTAAGCTTTAAGAAAAAATCACCATACTTTAGTAGGTTTCTAGTCCAAGGCCATAGGTTAAATTCTACATTGAGGATGTCATAGAATAAATTATGTAGTACTTTTTGCACCTTCTCATTAGGTGACTTAATAACAAGAATGTTTCCAGTCTCGTCTTTAGTGGTACACTCATCGGCGTAAACATCCAAAGCAGAGGAAATGATACTATCTGTATCCATTGCCTCATAGTCCTTAAATAATTCTAAACGAGTTGCTAAGTGTAACTGTCCGTGATAATAAGAAAATCCCGGCATGTTTTGATACATACGGGAGAATCTATCGACTCTTCGATTTTGTTCAATATTACCGCTGGATTGTACGCGGTCTACATCAATTACTTTAAGCTGGTTTCCTCCTACGTTACGTATAATAACGTCAGTGGAAAACAATCTCTGTAATCTCTGAAATAGAGAAGGATTGTTCTCTGCCATATTTTAAGCGCTTTTAGATAAATATCTCATGTTTATAATAACCACGTTAAATCTTCGCTCTTACCTCCCACATCATGCCTCCAACTTTCGTTTCTTTGCATAGCTCCTGTGTAGATAGTAGCGTTGTTCCTGGTAGCATTTAGTGCAGCTTTTGTGATATCAATTCCAGCTTGTCTCAATCTCAAAGCTGTATCTCTAACCCAAATACCCTGACACATACATAATACCAAGTCATCGTTATAGCCATTCGCTGCCTGAGCTTTTCCTTCCTTCCAAATGAAAGTAGATAACTCATCCATGAATCGCTTACTTCTGAATATAAGACTTTTCTCGCGGGTTAGCAAATCGAATTTACTAATCGCTAGTGGTCGTATTTTATGAGACATTGTAAATCCAGCAACCATATCCGTCTTATTAACTAAGTCGTATCCTTTTGCTAAAAATACATCAGAATCTAAAACATCGCTCTTGTACGTATAATATAGGTTCTTATAACCTCTATCTATAATTTGTTGAATAGTTGCCCAACCTACGTTGTTATTCTCTACTACAAGTAAGGCATCATTCCATTCTGTGGCAACACTAACAAGCATGTTACCAAAGTCTTTTGTTGTAAGCTGCCCTTTATACTCAGCTACCTGAGCTAGGCTTTCTGCGTCAAGAACATGGAATGCTGAGTAGTCACTTCCATCACCACGAGCAACGTCAGCTGTTACAATGTAAGTCTTTCTATAATCTGGTAGTTCCCAAACCCAATAGCCGTTATCGAAGCCTCTCTTTTCAATAGGTTCCATTGCTGTCGTTTGCAAATACCATTGTATAAGGTTTGGATCCACAAGGGTATTACCCGAACTACTAAAATCACAATCACACTCTTGTGCTGCAAGTCTCATTCCTAGCTCGGCGTCCTGTCTATCTCTCCACTCCTGATTTCTTTCTGGATGCACTTGCCAAGGTAATCGAATAGTCTTAAACTTATTTTCACCAGCCTCTGCTCTAATCCAAATCTTATGGAAGAAGTTACCAGTACCGTTTGGAGTTGATAACAATATACCCTGTCCTCCAGTAGATAGTGTTTGTTGTAGTGATGCCCATAACTCTTCTGCACCATCTACGAAAGCTGCCTCGTCAATAATAACCAACGATAACGCTTCTGAACGTCCTGATGTTCCTGTACTTGCTACTGCTTTAATTTGAGAGCCGTTTGATAAGCGCATTGAGAGTTTGTTACTTTCAACACACTTCATCTTTAACCAACTTGGTAGATTATCAAACATAACTCGTACCTTTGTTACAAGGTTCTTAGATGTGTTCTGATCAATCGCTACTACAAGTACGTTCTTATCTGTGTGGAATAGAATCAACCACAAGCTGTAAGCAGCAATAAGGGTACTAATACCTAGCTGACGAGACTTTAGGATGATTGCTCTATCGTACTCTAAGAAATGATCCAACGTTTCCTTTTGGTATGGATATAAGTGAAACGGAATCTTACCCCTTGTAGGGTGCTGGATCATACAATACTTATTTGTAAAGTATGATGGATCAGTGGCGCACTTAACGTACTCCTCTTTGATTATCTCTTTGAGAGTCTTTTCTGACATACGTAACTATTGTTTTTTATCAGCTCCTAGTAAGTTAACGGATTCCTCCAGGAGTTAGTTGGTGTTGCATTTGCTCCACCATTCCTACTTTTTCAAGTATGTATTGCATTGTTTCGCCATCTACGTCAATATCCTGTAAGGTCTTAATTACCATCTCAACTTTAGCTGCTACGGCAGGGTCTCCCATAAGCATGGTATTTTCTTCAACCTTAGCTGTGTAGTTCTTATCGATGTAGTTGAAGAATTGCTTCTTCTTATCGCCACTCAAATCTCCGATGGAGCTAATGCCGAACTTATCCATAGCCTTCTTAAAAAACTCTTGGTAAGCCGTGTCTTCTTGTAAACGTTTTACTATGTGTGAAGTTTTCATTATCGTACAGTTTCTGTTTTAACATTTCTAAGAACTTGTAGCTTTGTTTCATTGCTAAATCCCATTGATTCTAGGAATACAATGAACATATCAGTAATTGATTCAGCTGAAGTAAGCTCGCTATCTTGCTTAATTCTTTCTACAAGCTTTTGTGCCATTCTGGTTGCTTTGCTAACCTCTTCTTGTTCTGGCTCTTCTTTAGGTTGTTCTTCTGGTGCTGTTCCGCCCATTTGAGGATTTTGTTCATCCTCCTCTTTTAAAATTGCAGCAATTTCACGACGAACTGCTTTTCTTAATTGTGATTCTGTAATACGCATTGGTGTAGTTTTTAAATAAATATCAGTAAACCTTCTTATACGATAACATTTTTGGCTCATGCAGGTAATCTAGCTTATCAAATCCAAAGTATTTTGCTTTATATTGTGCTTGAGCATACTCATCGTAGTCATATTCTCCATCAAAAAACGGCTTTAAGTCTCTATAAGCTTTGTTCCAATTTGTTTCTGATATGAAGACTTCGCAGAAAGCTATATGACTTTTGTATTGATTAAAGTCGTGGAAGTCGTGTTCGATATGGATCAACTCAACTACTTTATCCTCAGTGATGTAATCCACACAAAAATCAACCATGTACTTTGGTTTTATGTTTAGTACTTTTACTAATCGTGGATATTTTTTACTCAAACGTTTAAGTTGCTCTAAGGCTTCTCCCTCATAAGCATATCTTGTGTTAAGATGGCAGTGATCTAGAAAGATGTGCGGATGTTGTTCCTCTTGCACCATCCAATCCTGGATACATGCTGCTGCGTCTGTTGGACTTCCTGGAACTAGTACGTGTCCTGCAATATTGTTATGTTGGTGATATAGACTCTCTATGTAAGTGAGTTCGTATCCAAATCTATCAAAAAACTCAGGAGCCACTAACCTTTCGAACACAGATTCGTCTGGTAGTGGCTCACTAATGTATGGGTGCTGTACTAACTTGTAATCTAGTACTTTAAACATCACTTCTGGTCTTCAATGACTTTTAAAAAGTTTGTTTGTGCTGCTCCAAAGTTTTTCTTGTCTTTGTTGTCAAATGTAATTCTCTCAATTACACCATCCTTTTGCTTCATTGCACAAACTGTTGCATCAAAACGCTCTAATCCAGTTAGAGTGTAAACAATGCCAAAGATAGCAGTCTTCTCTGTTACCTTAGCAATCAACTTAGCATCGCTGATGATCAGATCAAGCATACCAAAGTCTTCTACATCGGCTTCGAAGATCATCTCTTCTCCTTTCATGCCCAAGAACTTGAACATAGGTTTGTATCCGTGTGCTGTTTGAAATTCACGGAAATATGGAAGTCCTACCAGTTCTGGTGTTGACTTATCTTCTTCCACTTCTCGGAGTGGTATGAGGTTCATTAGTTTCATGTCTATAAATAGTTACTTTTTAGAATAAAAGCGAAATAAGATGGATAGACCAAAAAACAATCCCGCTATACAATACAAAGCGAAATTGGCGCCCCATAGACTGCCAGTTGCCTGCATCAGCCAATACTGCACTATATCGAATCCAAGAGGATTGAAGAACAGAGCTGCCATCATGCACCATGTTGCTATGGTTTGATTTGATATTTTCTTGTTGCCTACTATCACCTTCCATTTAAGTGGGGTTTGGTTAAACTTATTT